GTCTCAAGGAGTCTGTTTTGCTGCTGTAGTAATCGTTCCATTATGGTTGCCTCGACTGGAGTCGTTGTTTTTCTTCGTCTAAGTATTGCCGCAACATTGTTACGTAGATCTCTCGCTCAAAGGGGATCATGTCTTCAAGGTCTTGCAAGTTGTACTTGTGGTATTGCATTAGCGCAAAGTTTGTTTTATAAAAGTTATACAAATTGTCATGCGCTAATGCTATTAAAAAAAACTTGCAAGTCCCTCCATATACTTCTCGTGCTCACGGCCACACACTGGGCAGGTGTAGTCGACATATACTCGAAGTTGCGGCATAGTTCTAAAGAACTTTTGAATTCTTGTAAACTGCTCAGAAGTTAAGTTGTTGAGAAATTCTACGGCGTCTTGCTTCGGTTGTTCGCTAATTAGAAACACTTCCTCGTCGTCATAGATGTAATCAATACAGTCAACCATAATGTCGATTGCTTGATCAATTTCGTTTTCAGACAATTGAGCTTCCAACTTCTTTAAGGTTTCAATATTGGGGTACTTCATTGCAATACCAACGTTTTCAAACAGAGAAATCTTTGACTGATGGGATTCCGAAAACTCAACCTTAGCGTCAAGTAAGTTAATCTGTTTTACTACTTTAGCTTTTTCATTATCCTCACCGTGGTCAATATCGCACGAGAATACCAACTCAACAATCTCACCTACCGATTGTGCTCGCATCTGTAAGAAAATATACTCAACATCAAACGATGCTAACTTCTCAACGTCGATGTCACTCTTTGCACAAGACTTGATAACTTCCTTAACTGTATCAAGCATGACGCCAATACTTTCTGACTGCTGAGCTATAAGTAAAGCCTTTTCGTCTTTCACAACAAACGGTCTATATTTAAACGACTTCTTTGTGGACGGGATTTCAAGAGTGTAAACAGGGGTTGCATTCATGGGTAGTGTCATACTATTATCCTTTATTCAAAGTCTGGAGCATTTTATTTAGTTCAGCAGTAGATCCAACAAAGATCGCGTTATTATTAACTGTACCTGGTGATTGTGATCCTGGATCTTTTGTTCTTAACTTATTTCTTTTCTCTGTTAAGTCAAGTAACTGATGATTTACATCAGCAAGCTGTTTCATCATGTTGCCCACTACCTCAAATGCTCTTGGGTGCTCAGATTGTTTTGCGACCTCTAATGCATGAAGTAGAGCCTCTTGACCCTGATCTAGTAAGCTGTGTAAATTTGATCTTGTTCTTTCGTAGTCATAATCAACATTTGCAGATACGTTATCTGTGTGAACCGGCAGGGCAGGTAGCACTTCTGTTGATGGTAAGGTTTCAATTGGTGTAGTGTTAAAGAGTTTATTCAAATGATTCATTGCTAGCATCCCAATATCGGTATTCAAGTGTAACTGATAACTTCATTATTTCGCGACTTTCATATCCCATCTGAATAGTCCCAATGCTCTTGGGATAAGCCTCATACAGAGTTAGCATATATGGAGTTTTCTCATCTACTGTATCAACGTATATCTGGATATTACGAGTGTAGGAGTTATAGTACTGAACAGCTCTTGATGAGGGATTAATAATATAATTTAACCAACTATCAAATGATCTCTTCACTGTCATCTCGGTATCAACATAAAAGTTCATTGTTACAGGATCGAACATCCTCTCATAAGGCATCTCACGCTTTTCACCATAAAAACGTTCAGCAGTCGTTGCAATTGTCACTCCTGGTAATGTAACAGCTTCGCAGAATAACTCAGCAAGCTGTACACCCCTTCCATCTGTTGTTGGAAAAGGTATTCTTACTCGGTACCTATTAGTACGAGCTAGCCCTTTACTTTTTATCTGTCCAATGAAATTTGTAATCATTTTAGTGAGTCCGACCAAACTGTTCGTTTAGATGCTCCAACAAACTTCTCAACGGGGAGTAGTAGTGCTGTTGCCCAATCACTTGCATCGATTTTTTTCATTGGGGATTGTAAATGATCTGCCAAGTACCGATGGACACAAGGTTCAGCTATTTTGAACCTTGATACGCCTTGAATCATATTCCATGAATACTTAAGACGGGTGTTCTCGTTCATTAACGAATTTGTCTTGAAATCCATTAACCTTTCTAGAAGCTGTATACGCATGGGGTAGGGTAGATAGTGTAAGTTTAACCCTATGAACCCATCTTTCATTTTCTTAAACGGGAACACAAGAGGAAACATATCCCAATACGGTAATGTGTCCTGATGTTTAGGACTATAAGAAAATAAGTACATCTCACCAGGGACTACTCTGTTAACGTTTCGAGCTGGCTCTGATCTAATTAATCGTTTTGCTGTGACATTATTTTTGGTCAACAGTCCAGCTTGCTGCTGAAACCACGTCTGTGATTTTTTAGAAGCCTGTTGTATCTCGATGTGATTCTTTTTGAAGATCTCTGTGTATATGCCCATATAAGTATTTATCTATAAAAGTTGACTTGATAATTTGTGTGCGCTATAATCACTATGTCAGGGTTCAAGAGGTTACTTAATACCTAATTCGTTCTCTGTAATTATTATGAATTCATATCCTCTGTCTTTGCAGTATTCTCTTGCAGCTTTCCACTTAGCATCATTCTTTCCCCAAGTAAGAGCCTCTTGAACAAACCTTCTAGTCTTTCTTTTAGGTATCTCAGGAGGCCTAGTTTGCTTATCAGGTTTAATCTCAACAATGTAAACCTTAACGTTCCCTGCATTATCCTTAATTCTCACTTTAAAATCTGTAAAATATCTATGAGCTCTATTATCGGTAGGGCATATGTAAGGAATGATAGTAGTCTCGGAAGACCACTCTATTACAGCAGAATTATGATCACACCAGATGGCAAACTTCGTTTCCCAGCTAGATCTCATTACAATATCTGTTGGGTCACCTTTGTACTTCTGAGGATTAATTGGTTTATATTTTCTTTTATGGTACATAAATATATGTAATAAGCCTGACAACAAAACTATTTATGGGTACCCAATGGCAGAAGCTAATAACACACTACCTGAACCGTATAGATTGCCTGCTGCAAGAGGCGGATCTACAGGGTTTGATACTCAATATAAGGTAGGGCAACACACGTATCCAGCCGATCTCTTATCAGATCAGCAGCGATATGGTGGTAACTATGTCATATTCTATGTAAACGTACATGAAGACTCATATATCGTAAAGGGCAAAGATTCAGTTGTATTTCAAGGTAACATACCTCCAAGACAAGCTGGAAACTTAGCAGGTGCTGACTATAGTGCAGCTAACCTAAACACTTATGCTGTTGGTGTTGGAGCTGGATTAAGCACTGCAGCGAATCCTGTTGGAAGAGCTTTAAATGTTGCTGATAGAGGTGCCAGTTTACAAGGTGCGGTTAAAACAGTTACTAATGGGGTTGTTGGAGGTGTAGCAGCAGTATCCCTGGTAGCTGCCCTTGGTGGCGCAAAGAAAGAATATAAAAGATTAGAACAAGCAATCGCTTTGAATGTGCCTTTTGACTTACAAGTGAGATACTCGGCTCAGTACGAGGAGGATTCGTTGGCTGGGTCTTCGGCTATCCTTGAGGCAACAGGCAATACTTTTTCAGGTAACCCCATAAATGCTGCTAGTGCAGGTCTTAGTTACTTAGCGGGTTTGGCTCTAAAGACTCCTGGTGTTGGCGGTACACTATCAAAGACGTCTGGTACAGCTGCAAACCCAAAGAAAGAACAACTCTTTCAACAGGTTGACTTTAGGACGTTTACTTTCACATATCAGTTCTTTCCAAGATCAGCTGCTGAAGCTCAGAACGTAAGAGAAATTATTAAAGCATTTAAACTACACATGCACCCAGAGTATAAACCTGGATCAGCAAACTTTCTTTTCATCTATCCATCAGAGTTTGATATTTTTTATTACCAAAACGGTAAAGAAAACTTGAACATACACCGGCACACATCCTGTGTGTTAACTGACATGAGCGTGTTGTATACCCCTCAAGGTATTTTTAGTGCCTTTGATGACGGTATGCCAACTCAAATCAACATGAATCTGACATTCAAAGAATTGGCTATCTTGACCAAAGAAAATATTGCTGACGGTTTCTAGTACTATGAAGGGTTTAATTTACAATTATTTATAAAGAGACAACTATGTATTTTAATAAAGTGCCTTTGATTGTATATCCGTTCACAATAGGCGGCAAAGAAGTATTAAAGCCTATGACCGACATAACGTTTAATATTAGGTTTCGTAAACAGATCTTAGATAATATATCTTTGTTTGACGAATACGATATCCAAGAAGGTGAGACCCCTGAACTGATAGCGGCACGTATATATGGTGACCCTTTGTATCACTGGGTCATTATGTTGGTAAATGATCGATATAACTACATTGAGGATTTTCCCAAAACACAGCGTTCTTTAGAAGAATATGTTAACGCTAAGTATACGGATCCTTATGGAGTTCACCACTATGAGAATAGCGAAGGATTTAACGTCATGCAATCTGTTCCTGATGCCTCCCCTATATCAAAC